TACATGATAAAAAACCTATTTGTAATATGTGTAACGATTATTTGGACGATGATAGCCGTCAGGTTGGAGCGCAAGAAAGTATAGTTTATAAAAGGCAAGAGTAAACAATCGTAATCTTATACTTAATTAAAAAAGAGAAATGCATTATTAGATGAATAATATAGACAACAAAGCAATTCCCGTTGAGTTGCCAGTTATAAATTTTTTGTTGGGAGTAGTGGAAATTGAAGAAAATGGCAAAAGGTTTAGTGCTTACATACCATATAAATTTTCAGGCGACACAAATAAAATTATATGGACAAGAGTTGGTGTTTCCAGAAAGTTTAGATATGTGAGATGTGAGTTTTGCGGAAGATTAATAGCACAGCGTTCGGCTAGATGGTATGCACATCTTGAGAAACATTTTAATACAGACATAAAGGTTATTAGCCAAAAAAATTTATAACATATGGCGCGTTGTGCCTAAGCTGATGGCAACATTATGGTTTGAGAGCCGTAGTAAAACGGTTGCAAACGTTCTTGAGAATATTACTACAATGTTAGCCATTCAGCTTTTGGCACGAGTTATAAAGACTTTTACGCACAAAGGATAATAATTGGAAACTAATTTTGTAGAACAAACAGAAGAAGAACAAACATAAATGTATCTTAAACAACTTAATACCGTACAGCCAATGCATTACATCTCTTTGGGTGCTGGCGTACAAAGCAGCACAATGGCATTAATGGCAAAACATAGCGTTATAACCCCCATGCCTGCATTTGCTGTATTTGCAGACACAAAAGCAGAACCAAAGTCTGTTTATAAATGGTTAGACTATCTTGAACCTTTATTACCTTATCCGGTTTTTAGGATAAACAAATATGACCTTGAAGATGCAAGCACAAAATTGCTCGTATCTAAAAATGGTAACAACTATGCTAAGTTGGCTATACCAGCTTATATTATAGATGCTAAGGGTTCTAAAGGGATAATGATGAGACAATGTACTGTTGGTGCCAAAATAATTGCTATCAATAGTTTTGTAAGAAAATTTATTGGGAAAAAAGTTAAAGCAATTGAGTGGATGGGGATAAGTATTGATGAAATATTTCGCATAAAAGATAGTAGAGATAAGTGGAAAACAAAACGTTATCCACTTATTGAATTAAATAAAAGCAGAACCGATTGTTTAAGGTGGATGCAAGAAAACGGTTATCCAAAGCCTCCACGAAGTGCGTGCGTGTTTTGCCCCTTTCATAATGACATTGAATGGTTAAGATTGAAAACTAAAGAACCATATGAATTTGAAAGAGCAATAAAGTTTGAGAAGAAATATCAAGAAACATATAAACAAGTAAAGAACTTTAGAGGTATTCCATATCTTCATAAATCATTAAAGCCATTGAGCGAGGCGAATTTTGGTGAAGATCAAATAAATTTGTTTAACAATGAATGTGAGGGTTATTGTGGGATATAATCCTTTCTCTGGTTTTTTTATAGTTTTTAATAGTCTCCGGGCTTATTCGTTATTAAAGGGTATATAATGGATTTAGTAAAAAAATTAAGACAATAAAATATTTAAGCTAATATTTTTATTAACGGTTATTAGTTTAACTACAACCCAACTATTTTATAATAATATGTTTTTTAAAAGTTTAAAATATCATTTAGGTTTTAATATGGACGTCCAAAATTCAATCAAATTTAATTTTGTCAAGATAGAACGCGTAACCGATAAAGCTTGGCAAATCGTTTTCGATTCCGGTCAAATCGAATGGCTCCCTAAATCTCAATGCAGAATTAATATTTCAAAAAATGAAATCTATATCCCCAAATGGCTTGCTGATGATAAAGACCTTTCCTTTTATTAATTTTTCTTTACCATTCCCTTTCTCTTATTTATACTCCTTTAAGTAACAGCCATATTACTATCACCACCCCTGCTCCGAACCACCATTTTTCCCAAAATCCATTCCCTTCTACTATTATTTTTTCCATTTCAATTTTCATAGTATCAACACTATTTATCCTAATTGTATCCACCCTCATGAAACTTTTTTCAAAATAAGTTAAATCAAATTGTATTTCCACCGAATCTCTCTCTACTTTAACTTCAACTTTTATCATACTGCTATCATCATATTTTATTTCTTCCTTTGCAATCCCTGTATTATCAATCCTTGTTTTTATTTTTTTCTTTAATTCTAACTTCTTACTTCTAATTTCTTCTTCCCCTTTAATATATTCCCTCTCCTCATTCCCTTTTATTAGTTCTGTTTTTGTTTTAATCCCCGTTTGCTTATTATAATTAACCAAAAAGATTATTGTCCCTATCATTATAATTGCAATAACTATTTTTATTGTATTCATTTTTTACTTCCTTACAAATTCTTTTTCTAACATTACTTTTATATCCGCTATTTTTAACAATATTTCTTCTTTGTTTTCGTTTGCTTGTCTTTGTACTTTCTCAAATCTTTCTAAATAATTGTCTCTTATTTCTTTTGTGTCTTTTTCAATCTTTTTAATTTTGTTGCTTGCATCTCCTATAACGATACTTACTAAACCACTAAATATTAACACTATTATTGGTACAATAATAGTGTGCATCTGTGTTGCGTTCATACTTACCTCTTTTTAATTAATTCTTTCATGTTAATTGTTTTGAATTCTATTCCCCTCATTCCATCTGTTTTATACTCATTTAAAAATTGTGTTGCAGAATCTACAACATCATCAAATTCTCCGTTAGGAAATTCTTCCATTTCATTTATGAATTGTTCTGATATACTTTCCCCTTCTGGTATCTCAACTTTCCCGGCTTCAATAAGTGGCGTAATTGCAATAAATCGCGAGAATTTATCCCTGTCTACTTTAATTTTTTTTATCGGGATCCGCGTTTCTCTTTCTAATTCCTGTATTAATGACTGCCCTGAAGCTTTATCCTCTATCAAAACTACCGCCGGTTTAAACTTCAAATACAAATCCGCAGCTTTGCGCTTCAACTCCGGGAATTCCATCCTTTCCCGGAACAGGTCCAACAGCAAAAACTTGTTTTTTGTTATTCCCCAAGTCGTACAAACAGAAAAATCGTTCTCTTCCTTCGTCTTAAATGCAGTATCCCAACTCTGCACTATGCGTTCAATTCCTAATCCCTCATTCCTAATTCCTAATTGAAAAAATTTCCACCAATCGTGATTAATTATTTGCGCTTCGTTTTTTTCAATGAACTTTCCGTAAATTTCCTGCTGTCTTAAAAAAAGAGGAATTTCATTTTCAACTTCTTTTATTTCTTCTGTATCCAATAATGGATTATCGTAAGTTGAATAATTAAATGCCTTCCAATTTTCTTTCTCTATACATTTCTGAAATAATTCATAAAACAAATGCTTCTCATTCGCTTTAACCCATTTCCCTTTTGGTGTCCCCCCTATTAATACTTTCGCCTTATAATCTATTACCATAGGCAAAATTGTTTCAGTCCATATTCTCCTGTTCTTTAATATGATACCCGCTTCATTCATTATTATTAAGTTATACGCTTGCCCTTCCATGTTCTCCGGCCGATCCGCAGACTTGAAATCAATTTCTGCGCCATTTATTTTTAAAATGTTATCCTGCCTTTTGTACTGATAAATTAATTTTATTTTATCTAATTGCGGAAGAAAATATCTATCATAATAACGGTTAATATTTCCGTAAATAGTATCAACCCACAATATTTTTGCAGTTGGATTCTGTAATGCTGCACTAATCGCATAAATTACAAATCCTCGCGTTAAACCAAAACGTCGTCCTTTCGCAATTATCTTATAGCGTGAATGATCATTAAATATTTCTTCTTGTTTCGCGTGAAAATTAGATTTTATCGTATAATCTATATCGTTCTGCATTATTATTCTTTAATGTTTTTTTTGTCCTTTTATTTTTGTCTCTCTTACATTACAAAATCATCTGCATTTAAATTATACTTTCTCTGTAAATACTCTTTCGTAAATACAATCCCCAATTCTTTTAATTTTATATCACGCTCTATCGTCTCTGCTTCAACCGCTTCTTTTTTCGTTAATCGAAATCTTATGTTTTTATTTTCAGTATAGTTAAACGCAGAATACATTTCAAGTAGTTTGTTCATCGCCACTTCTATTAGTTTCTTGTCCTTCATTGCTACACTTGCTGCTGTTTCCCTGTGTACTTGCGCCGCTGCATAACTCCCTTTTTCTTTTATTTCAGTAGTTAGTGTTTCGGTAAGGATAACTTTGCTCATCTCAGCGTTATAGAACTCAGCTAAATATTGATAAAGCTGCCCTATATCAAATTTCGGGTGTTCTTTTAATTCGATTATTACTGTATCAAGAAATATAGCAATGTTATCTGTTACTAGATCCTGCAACCCGGTCAATAGATCTGCTTTTCCCTGTTCGGTCGCCGTTGCTGTATATCGTCCAATTAAGAAAGGCATTCCATATCTCTCTACCATTATCTGCCAGAAATCCATCCCGGAACGTTTTAGGTTCACCGGCCAATAACATTTTGAAATTAGTTTTTCACCATAAGGATTTACATAACTTGCTCCATTCTGCAATATTATGAATTTGTTCTTTGGTAATTCAACCCCCTCTACAAATGTATATCCATATTGATTCTTTTGCCTCATTCGCAATACGCCCTCTTGATCAAATATAAACCACTCCTGTGGTTTTGAATTTATTTTTTGTGGATATATTTCTCCGTTTTTTATTCCCCAGTTTATTTCAAGTACTTCATATCCATAAAGTATACAATCCAGCATATTTTCAATTATAGTATCAATTTCAAGTTTCTGCATCCATTTCACAACTTTCATTTCTGTTTCTTTGTCTCCTTCACACGTGATTTCCCATCCCAACTGTTGTACAAGTGATTTTCTCTGTTGCACTACAGCGGAAAGATGTGGATCATTCAACAAATCCCTCAGTATCGCATAATCATAATTATTTTCAGCTAATATTTTATCCGGATCCGGCAGGCTTGAATATAGTTGGAAGGTAGAGTTAATTTTATCTGCTTTTGCAAAATCTTTTTTTAATTGCTTTGTTAATTTTAATTCATAAGGTTTCATATCTTTATTTCCTCTTTCAAATTTGTTATATGATTAACAATTATATTTCTGTTACTTTCCGCTTCCTTAAACATTCCAATATATTTCCCCAACATCTCCAGCGCCTTTAATCTATCGCTTGTCTTTTCGCACCCTTTATTTGCAAATGCAATTTTATTAAACCCTTCTATTATCGCATCAATTGTTATTTCTGTCCTTTTTATTCGTTTCTCTTTTAATCCTTCTATCCTTTTTTTTATGTCATCATTAGTCAACAATCTTGATGCTGTTGTTTTTGCCGTCTTTTCTGAATACCCGGCTCTAATTGCCGCTTTTGTTGCATTTAAATCTTTTAAATACTCTAAACAAAACTTCTCTTTTCTATCGTTTTTCATATTAATTATAACTTTTTATATCATGCCTCTCTAATATAATACCAAAATATAATTTTTTTTGTAATAATACTTGACATTCTATTTTTTTTTATTATTTTACTGCTGTTCTTATTATTTAATTATTCATAGGTTTATAAAATGGATTTTGAAATACTTAAAACTGGTAAATTCATCAACTCTAACGGCGCAGAAGTTAATTTCTCCCAAGAAGATTTAACTAAAATCGCTGCTTCTTATAATCCCTCTCTTTCAGAAGCCCCAATGGTTATCGGTCATCCGCAGACAAACGACCCCGCTTACGGTTGGATTGATTCCCTCAAAGTTGAAGGTGATAAATTAATTGCTTCTGCTTCTAAAATTGTTCCTGAATTTTTAACTGCAATAAAAGATGGTTTATTCAAAAAAAGAAGTATTTCTCTTACTCCCGATGGCTATCTCCGGCACGTTGGCTTCCTTGGCGCTGTTCTTCCCGCTGTTAAAGGCCTTGCTGATCTACAGTTTGAAGATGTTCAGGCAGATATTGTGTTCGATATGGTTTTTTCTGAGCTTGAACCAAAACCTGTTCCTGTTGAAGAATTTCACCTTTCTGATGTATTGCTTCAAATCTCTAATCTTTCAGAAGAAATAAATAAATTCAAAAATGATTTTTCAGAATGGAAAGAACTCCGGGTTAGTGTTACTAAGGATGACAACAACGCAAAACCTGATCTTAATGTTACTTATACTTTCTCCTCTAACTTCAAAGATCAAATCGAGCAGGCTTTCCAGGATGGCAAATTAACCGTCCCTATGAAAGAAAAATTGCTTTCTCTTTTATCCACAAATTTTTCTGATGATAATTTTTCTTTAGAGAATTTTCTTTCTGGTTTCGTTTCTTCGTTCCCGGTTATCATCAACTCAACTGATTTCGCCACCCCGCCGGAAAAAATTGTAAATGACAAAACAAACAAATCTTTCGACTTCTCTGAATATACTTTAGATTCTGATTCAGAAGAAGTTCATAAAAAAATATTAGCTGTTGTTATGGAAAAGAAAATTTCATATCAAGAAGCGGCTCAAATTGTTTTTAACTCTTAATATAAGGAAATATTAAAATGTCACTCCAAAATAAAAGAATCGTTGATCCCGTTTTAACCTCGCTTGCGCGTGGCTTCTCCCAGCCCAATTTAGTCTCAAGCCACCTCTTCCCCAACGTTTCTGTTGATAAGGAAGGTGGTAAAGTCCCGCTTTTTAACAAAGAATCGTTCCGTATCTATAATACTGAAAGAGCTATCCGTGCTCATTCTAACATCATCAACCCTTCTGGTTTGAATACTGTTAGTTTTTCTTTAACTGAACACGATATTGCGTTTCCAATGGATTACCGCGAAGTTCAGGAAGATATCCGGAGTTTGAAAGTTTATGCAACTCATGTAACAACCGAAACTATTAAACTTCGTCTTGAAAAACAAGTCGCTGACCTTTGTCAAAATCTTGCTTCTTTCCCTGCCGGTAATAAAGTTACTCTTGCCGCCGGTGATAAGTTTACTAATCCTTTAAGTGACCCGGTTTTAATCTTCGAAACTGCTAAAGAAGCAGTCCGGTCTAAAATCGCTAAACGCCCTAATGTTGCTATCCTTGGGGCAAGTGCTTATTCAGCATTACGCAATCACCCTGCTATCCTTGATAAAATTAAATATACAATTAACTCTGTCATCACTCCCCAGCTTCTCGCAACTCTTTTGGATATTCCATTTTTATTCGTCGGTGAAGCCGTTTATTCTGACAATGTTGATGTTTTTAACGATGTCTGGTCTGACAACGTAGTCCTTGCTTATGTTCCAACGCAAGCCCCTAATTCAGAACGCAGTTTATATGAGCCTTCTTTCGGGTACACTTTCAAGAAAAGAAACTTCCCTATTGTTGATGTTTATTCTAGTGAAGGTAACAAAATTGAATACGTTCGTAATACCGATATTTTCCAGGCTCTCATTGTTGGCTCCGATGCTGGCT